TGGTTCATTCTAACCTAAATAGATTTTTTAGTTGTTATCTAGGACAGCCCCAAAGGTAATTAAGCAACGCAAAAATGCTAAAAAACGGCGCAAAAATATCAAGCAATCAGCCGAAGCTAGCGGGGACACCTTACGCATTGTGACCCGTGGTGAAAGTCAAGAGCAAATTGATGCCAGAGCTGATGCGGCACTCGCGGAACAAAATGATGACCAGCAAGCAGGCAATATCGTCCTTTGGGGTAATCCGAAACTGGTGGCAGGCAATACAATTTTATTGCGTAATTTGGGCGTGTTTAGTGGCAAATATCTGATTAAAAGCGCAAGGCATAGTTTTAGTCGTTTTAGCGGCTATCAAACCGAAATTGAGGTACGAATGCTTGAATTTATCCCTGATGACTTGATTACTTTAGGTATGGAGGCAACTCATGCAAACTCATAATTTTACCGCCACCTATCAAGAAGGTATTGTATCTGCAGTTGATGTGAATACCCACAAAGTGCGGTGTAAAATCCCTGCCCTTGATGACCTAGAAACAGCGTGGTTGCATTATCTTGTACCTAATGCGGGTGGAAATCAGTTTTATTGTTTGCCTGATGTGGGAGAGCTTGTGGCATTGATTTTAGATGCTCGTGGCGAAGGCGGCTGTGTGCTAGGCGCAATCTATAACCAGCAAGACCCAGTGCCTGTGGCGAATGGCGAGATGTTTATGCTCAAATTTAAAAATGGCACAACCATCTCGCACAATCGAGCGACAGGTGATGTCGTGATTGATGCAGTGGGAACGGTGTTAGTCAAATCCCCAAGCCTTATAACCCTTGATTGCTCTGAAACCAAAACCACAGGTAACTTGCTCGTGGAGGGCTCATTAACCTATATGCAAGGCATGACAGGTAACGGTGGCAAGGGCGGGGCTACAGCGGTGATCAATGGTACGCTTAAAACCCAAGGTGGGGATATTACTGCGGATAATATTAGTCTTAAAAACCACGTGCATACTGAGCAAGGTGATGGTAACGACACCAGTACAGCCAAATAAAATCTTTAAAGCACTTTAAAATCAATTTCCCTTTCAGCCCTGTAATCTCAGGGCTATGAATACACAACTCACGACACATTGGCAACTTGCCCCAGAATTAGATAACAACGCGCCTCAACAAGGACTTGATGATATTCATCTGTGCGTTGCCAATATACTCAACACAATCAAAGGCACAGATATTTTACGCCCACAGTTTGGCAGCGATCATTTTAACTATTTAGATCGGCCCGAAGATATTGCTATCCCCAATATCGTGCGTGAAATTAGCCACGCATTAAGCAAGTGGGAGCCTCGCATTGAGGTTGAGCGCATAGAGATAACAGGCACTGCACCACAATTTGAATGCCTGATTTACTGGCATTTAAAAACTGCAGTGTACCGAGAAATTTATCAAACGGTGGTCAAGTTATGAGCTGGTTAAAAGATGACGTAAAAATTGTCCACGAAGACGTAAAACAAATTTTAAGTGATGCCATTGAGGATTATGAGCAGCGCACAGGCAAAACCTTACAACCTGCGCATATTGAACGCTCTATTATCCAGACCTATGCCTACCGCGAATTACTCGTGCGCAAAGGCATTAACGAAGTCTTTTTACAAACCTTTCCCCAGTTCGCTGTGGGGCTAGCATTGGATTTATGTGGGGAGCCATTTGGTTGTTACCGCCTGCGTGATAAAGCAGCGCGCTGTGTGTTGCGTTTTAGCGTAGAGGGCGAGCATAGCAGTATTTTAGTGCCGAAAGGCACCGAAGTAATGGTAACTCCTGAATTGAGCTTTATTACCCTGACTGATGATGTCATTACGCCACTGATTAGCTACGTCGAGATTGAAGCTGAAGCAAATCAGACAGGTGTTGTGGGTAATGGCTGGGAAATTGGGCGTGTGAAGCAATTAAAACGCTCATTAAATACCGACAAAACTATTACGGTTAGCAATATTGATGTCACCAGTGGCGGTATCGCAGAAGAAGATGATGAGGCTTACCGTGAGCGTATCTTGCAAGCCCCTGAAGCCTTTAATACCTGTGGCTCTATTGCTGCTTATCAATACCACACTAGAGCCGTATCGCAAGAGATTGTGGATGTGCAAGTGATTAATGGTGGCGGTGGCAAGGTAAATATTTACCCACTTGCAGTTACAGGCGTGCCTGATAGACGCTTAAAACAAGCCATTCAGGCTTATTTAAGTCCAGAGCATCGCCGTCCGCTATGTGATGTGGTTAGTGTTAAAGACCCAATAATCCGCACTTATCAAATTGTGGCAGAACTAACCCTACTTGAGGGCTATCGTGAAGATATTGTTAAAACTAAAGCTCGCGATGCTTTGCTAGATTATTTATCCAGCCGTACCAAAAAGCTCGGTATGGATGTCGTCCCTTCCGCATTAATGCAAGTGTTGCGTGTTGAGGGGGTATATGATGTGGCAATCCAGCAACCCGCGAAAATGGTGCTAAATGCCACCGAATGGGCTAACTGCACAAAAGTGACGATAAATGTCAATGGAGTGCGACAAGATGGCTAAATTACAGTATCCAAGCATTATTGAAAGTTCGGAAAAATACACCGCACTTGCTGAACTTGGTAACAGGCTAGATCTAAGTTCAAAGCGTCAGATTATGACTAGTCTCGTGGAATTACTCGATGATAAATGGATTGAGCTACTAGCCGAGAAATGGAGTGTCACAGGCTATGACGGGCTTTTTGTTGCTGAAAATAATGAGTCTAAGCGCCAACTGGTACGCAATGCAGTAAAACTGCATCGTTATAAAGGCACCCCTTGGGCAATTCGTGATGTATTGCGTCAGTTAGGTTTTGGCGAAATTGAAATTGATGAAGGGCTAAAAGCCCGTAATTACGAGTCTCACCAAGGTGTGGCAAGCATACCGCCAGACGAACGATGGGCAGCTTATGCCATTCGGCTAAATCAACCCATCACCAATGAGCAATCCGCTGAAATCCGTAAGGTATTGCTTAGCTTTGCTCCAGCACGTTGTGTGCTGGCTGTACTCGATTATAAAGCTGCTCCTATCCGTTATAACAACAAAGCGACTTATAACGGTGCTTATAACCACGGGTCGGCGTAATTTTAAAGTGAGTTTAAACCGTATTTAAAGGCAATTTAAGGACAAAAAATGGCAAACCTAGAAGAACAAGAAAAGTGGGAAACGGGGATTTATCAAATTGAAGAAAATGATCCTGTTCACGGTGGTGCAGATGGGGTTACCAATAAACCCATTAAACAGCTAGCAAACCGCACAAAATACCTAAAAAAAGAGGTGGAAAGACGCTATGTGGAGCAGGCTGCAACCACCGCCCAAACAGGGACGGTGAAATTAAATAGCAGTGATAATAGCGACAGCGAAACTGAAGCAGCCACCCCTAAAGTAGTTAAAAAGCTCAAGGGGTTAATTGACGCGCTCACTTGCAATCTAGGTAACTATATCCCCAACAGCAAAAAATCTAATGCAATTAATTCGGCAAGTAGCGACACCGTGGCAACGAGCAACGCCGTTAAAACCGCCTATGACAAAGGTGTTGAAGCAAAAAATAGAGCAGATAGTGCTTATACTCTCGCTCAATCTAAACAATCCCCAGCAACCACCCTTGCCGGCTATGGCATCAAAGATTTTAAGGTACAGGCTAATCTAGGTACACAAGACCTTAATCAACTCACCACCGTGGGGATTTACGGGCAAGTGCATGATAGTCTGGCCACAAGTGTGCGTCATTATCCTGAGGCGCGCGCGGGGGCATTGACGGTTAAGCCCTCGGCGTATGGCGTGATGCAGGAGTATGTGACGCACGATAAGCAAATCTACTATGCTCGCAATCGGCGCAGTGGTGGCGGTTGGAGCGAGTGGGTGCGCGTTGGTGGAGATAGCTTGCCAGTGGGCGCAGTGCTGGCTTTTCCGCGCGCCATTACTCACCCACAAGGCTTTTTACTAGCTGATGGCTCAACCTTTGGCAGTAGCACTTACCCCGATTTATATCGAGCGTTAGGCAATAGCAACAAACTGCCTGATTTACGCCGCTCAGATGTGGGTATGACCGCCTATTTTGCCACCGACAATATCCCCGAAGGCTGGATTGCCTTTGATGACATTGAAGAGCAAGTTAGCGAGCAGGCTTATCCCGAACTGTATCGCCATCTTGTGGCGAAATATGGCAGCCTTTCTGCCGTGCCGAAAGCGAAAGACCGCTTTATTCGTAACGCGGGGGCATTGCTTGCGGTGGGTGAGGTGCAACAAGACGCCCTTCAAGACCACTTTCACTATATTCCTACCGAAGCCGGGGGCGATTATCAAGCCGAGAAAGGTATCACTATCGTCATTCATGATAGTGATACCACCAATGTAGTGCCGGGTGCGTTTAAGCCCGCACAAAAAGGCAGGGTGCAGGCGAACAACGTGGCGGTCGCCGATGGGGCAAGGGCAAAAACCTACCTTGCTTCTACGAAGGATACGACAGAGAAAGATACGCGAACTGCGGAAGAAACGCGCCCGAAATCCCTTGTTCTCAAACTCTGCATTAAAGCACAAAACACGCTCGATGGGGTGCAGTTTTGGATTAAGGCGTTTGGAGAGATTGCTAATGCTGGGCAACTTGATGCAAGTAGATTGGCACAAGATATTCAAGAAGTGAAGGCAAAAAAAGCGGACGTGTTACATACGCATACCGCAAGTGATATAACGGATTTTGATACAGGGGTGGATAACCGTATCGCACAATTATTTACTTATCAAAAAATAGGTGATTTTGAGGTGCGCAAATATCCCGATGGGACAATGATACAAACTTATACAATCAGGCAGAATGATTTGTATGAATGGTTTGAAAAATCATTTAACTGGGCTATAGCTTTTGTTGATACACCATTAATTTTTTCAAAGGTAACAACTTCTATCGGAGGTTCTCACAATGCAGGTGTAAATATATTAACAAAATCTAATAATGCAACTTGTTATTATCACGAGTATGAGCACGGTGGCTCTAATCAAGGCAATGTTCGCATACAATTTTTAGCAATCGGGAGATGGAAATAA